CCACCATAAATAGAATTAGTCATATAGTCGTACCAAACATCGCCGGGCTTTGCTACACCAGTTCCATTTAAAGTTTGGCTACAATGAAAAGTAATTGGTTGTAAAGTTTCTGTACCTATTGCTCCAGTATTGTAAGTTAAACGAACAATGGCAAATGCTGTGCCATTCATTCTTCTTCCTGTGGATGCCCATTGTTGATCTGTTGGTAAACCTGATCTATCACCCATTAATAAAGATGTGCCATCATCTCCTGCCATATATTCCCAAGGCATTAAACCATTAGTATTTATGGCTGTAATATTTCCAGATTGATCTGATGTGTATAAAGATATAAATAATTTATTTGATATTGATGTATCAATATTTCCAGCACCATCTGTCAAACTTGATACACGATTTGGGTAAAGTGGATTAGTATCAAAAGTAATCAATTGATCTTGGTAATAAAATTTAGTTGTATCAAAACTAAATTGACCATTAGAACTAATACAAGAAATAGCCATTACATAATACATAACCCTTTGATCTGTTCTTAATGCCGCATCTACAAATCTTCCGCCTGTATAAACATTTCCATAAATTATAGGAATAGAAGCTGTAGGATCAGGGGGAACTTGTTGTCTTACATTAGTTTCTTGAAGTGATTGAGAAGTATTGTTTGCATTGGGAGAAAAAATCCTAGATGCCACAATAGATACAGCAAAAGTTGCCGCCATTTGATAGCCAATACTTAATCCATCAGTTAATATGGCAGTAGCAATAGTTAAAACTGCTGGCAGTAAACTTTTAAATCCGCTAAAGTCAATTCCTAAAAAACCCATATCTTTTCCTTATGAAACAAAATGCACGATAGGTGCAGGATTTTGTTGTGTTGATCCAATCACTTTTGATTGGCTTCCGCTGGTTGGAGTTTGACCAAAGCTAAAATAGGTTGAAGCAATAATTGGAACTCTATCCATACTGGTATCTGTAGGATAAACTGCTCTCCAGCTTGATGGATTGGTTTTTATTCCAGCAACTCTAGAATCTAATACTAACCGCATAGATGCGCTTGAAATAATACAAGTAGCTGTTCTTTCTCTTTTGTTGCTATCAAAAGTTTCATTAATGGCAATATTATTGACAATGCCTTGGTATCTTAAAAAGAATTGTTGAACTCCACCAATAGTTAAAATTTGATTATCTGAATCTAAAAATCCTCTCCAAATTTTAATTGGGCTACCTTTAATATTTGCGCCTAAAACAATATTAATATTTTCCGGAACAAGACCAGAAATAGAAAGTTTTACATCTGTGCTAGTAGCTTTCATATCTTGTTGAATGGTGGTAACACCTAAATAACTACCCATACCATCAAAAGTAATGCCATTAACAGTTACATTAGATGCCGCATTAGTTAAATTATCTGTATATGTAGGTGTTACTAATTGCACAAATTCCGCATATCGAATTGATGAGGAATTTAATGCCGCCATTGTTGTGGACATAATATTTCCTTAGTTTGTTATATCTTCTCTAAATACAAATGGACCAGACCATTCTACAAATGCACCATTCGTCATTGGTGTTAAAGTATATGTTGGGCATTGTTCTGCTATTAAATTAAATGAAACTGCATTTCCCATAGTAACTGTAGCACCAGCAGAAGGAGAACCAATAATAGGTCTATTAATATAAACTGTTGTACCAGAAGAATCTGCGGTTACTTTATAAACATATCCGCCAATCTCTATAAAATCTCCAGCTTTAAAAGTTCCATTAGAACTTAAAGTAAGAACTTGAGAATTTGGCAAAGGTGTGGAAGCCAATGTAGCGGCGGTTGCTGTGCCTTGCATAGCGGTAAACCAACTTAAATTTGGAGAATTAAATGTAATGGTTTGTGGCAATTGACGATCCAAATTATCAATTTGCTGAATAATGGCTCTAGCAGTTGGATAATATAAATAGTTGTGCGGAGTTACAGAAAATACCCAAGGCACAGAAGTTAAATATTGAGCTATTCTTAGCTGACCTGATCTACTAACTTGTTGAGCAATCAATCTTCTGTTATTCACAGTCATCTTTTGTTGAATCTCAAATATATCTTGGAATCCAGCCATTATGTCCTACTCCTAACTGTATTGATATTCTTTTGTGCATATTGGTTAGCCGCCCAAACTGCACCAGAACTTCCATAAAGTCTATCTTCAAAAGACTTGGTATCAATAGCTTGAATATTGTAATTAGTTACATTGGTTGTGCTACCTAATGCACCGCCTAATTGATTATTTGGGATTACAGTTCCAGAATTTTTAGGAATAAATAATTCTGGTCCATTTTCTCCAACCAATGATGGAACTCCAATTGGGGGATCGCCACCACCAGCAAAGGCTTGATAAGATGGACCATAAGCACCGCCGGGAGTAGATGCTCCACCAGTAAATAATCCATCTCCATTACCGAAAGAGCTTCCCATCCCAGTTAAAGCCCTCATTACCATTGCTTTAAGAATAATTTTTTCTAAATCTTGCAAAATGCTTACTGCTAAACTAGCAAAATCTAATTTTCCTTTTGTTACAAAAGAATCAATAGCACTATTCATAGAACCAATTACTGATGAAAAAGCATCTTCAGCTATTTTGGCATTATTATAAGCATCTTCTTTAAATTGATTGAAGGCTTTATTCCAACCAAAACTAAAAGTCCTTTGAAAATCAATAGTAGCTTGAACTTGCTCTTTAGCACTTTCAATATAAGTATCTCTTAAACTTAAAATAGCGGCTTTTTGTTTTTCATATTCTGCTATTAATGCCGCACCGCCTTGTGTTCCTTTAGCGGCGGCAATTTGTTTATCAATAGCATCTCTAGCTTTTTGATTTGCATCAATTACTTTGTTTACTTCTGCTTGAACCAATGCTTCATCTTTGGTTAGGTTTAATAATTCTCTGGCTTGTATAGCCATTTGTATTTGCAAATCTGCTTGTCTTTTGTATTCAGCAGTTAAATTTTGCGCTAATCCTAATTTTTTCGCATTAGCATTAATAACATCTCTATTTGCTTGACCACCAGCACTATCACCACCAGATGATTCAGTATTGGCTTTTTTTAGCTTTTGCAAAAACTCAATATAATCAGCACCATCTTTTTTAATTTCAGTTAAACCACCTTTAAAATGCTCAATTGCTTTATCTATGCTTAATGTCAAAAGATCATTAACTGTATAAGCTAACATTTTGATTACATCAATTACATACTTTACAGCAGTTACAGCGGCTTCTCCCCAAATAGCAAATCCAACAATAAGATACTTCAATCCAGAAGCAATATAATCTAATGCACTACCAGCTTTAGTCATTTCATTGTAAACAACTAAAAGAGTTGGAATTACTGCTTCTGTAAACATCAAAGAAACTTTCCTGCCGGATGCTTCAATTTTTAAGTGAAGTTCATGCGCCATATTAACAGCTTCGGCATATCTATCAAATGATCCTTTAGTTTCTTCTAAAGTTTGAGCAAGACCAACAATATCAACACCTCTAATACCTTTGCCAAGAACTTGAAAAGCAATACCATTTCTAGTTACTGAATCTTCAATTTTTGATAAACCAGTAATAGTTTTTGCAAATAAATCTTGGGAAGATAGAGTTTGAATGTCTTTTAATGACACCCCAAGTCTGGCAAATGATTCTTGAGCTTTGGCACTACCTAATGCGGCAGTTTCTACTTTTTGATTAAATCCAGAATATATGCGTCCAGTTTCTTCAGCATTGCCACCATTTTCTTCTAAGGCTTTAGATAACTCTAAAACAGATGCAGTAGTAACATCATTGGCTTTGGCTGTAGTTGTAATGGTATCAGCATATTCCATTGCCCTTTTTGTCATTTCAACAAAAGCGGCAACACCAACAAGTTCTGCTAATTTTTCTTTTAAGCCGTCTAATTTCTTTTCAACCGCCTGAAGTCCAGTAGTGAACTCGGCAGTATCCAGCCCCATTACTACACCCAATCTAGCGATATTATTACTCATTTATATCTTTCCAATAACTCTTTTGGTGCGCCCGGATGCATTAATGCAAAGGCTATTAATTGTTTACTTGCCGCATCTTTCTTTTCTTGCTCCGACAATGGGGGATATAAATAATCGTAAACTGTAGGAATAATGTCTTGTAGCTTATATGGGGGTGCATTAGCACTTCGCATATAATTATAAACCCCAGCAGTTAAATTGCCTAGGGTTTCTAAAATCCTATTATTTCCAATTAATCCATCTGAATACATAATGCAGATGTCATTAAAAGTTTCTTCGGTTACTTCATTTGGATCAGTACCATGAGCAGTCAAATATGCTTTAACTTGCCTACGAACTGACCCTAGGACTTTCCCTTAACTGTTTTGTAAGATGGGGAAATGACAAGGCTAATTTCTTCAATTAATTGTATTTGAATAGAAAATGGGAATAATTCTTCCACCATATTATAGGTAATAGTGGACATATCAAAACCTTCTTCTTCTGGCACTATTAACTTAATTAACGACAAAATACGATTTTCAAGAATAGCTTTATTTTTGGCAGTTTCTTTTAATGAAGTGCCTTTTAATAATATATCATTATCTGTAAATACTACTTCTTCTTGCTTTTCAAATTCAGATTTATTATTAATAAATTCTTTAGATAATTCATCATAATATTTATTAACTTTATTATCATCAACGATTTTTACCGCTTCAAGCATATTTTCATATTCAGCGGTTAATGGGACTTTTACTTTAAAAGTATGCCCACCCATTTCAAATGATCGGATTCTTAAAGAATCTTTGTTAAATGATTTACCTAAAGCATTTGCAAACTGGTTCATAAATTACCTTTTCTATATTGTTTTGCTTTATATTTTTCTAAAGCAGTTCCTAAAGTCCTACCTAAACTTTGTGCCACATTCATACTTTGTGATTCTAATGCAGGGCGCATAAAAGGATGTGCCGCCATTTTATATGACCCAAATTCTTGCACATTGGCTCTAGCATCGCTAGGAATACCAATTTGTTTAATTCTTTGCCCAGCAGGGGCATGAAGATTGTGAAATGATCTATTTTTTAAGACATTACCGGGAGCAGTAGTAACTGTACCAATAATGGTATCAGTTGTTTTGATATATCTAGATCGCTTATCCTTTGCTGTAGGTCTGCGAGATTCAATTCTAAGGGATGCCGCTAATGCGCCTGTATCTACAGGGGCTAATGCTTTAGCTGTCATTAGAACTGGTTGCATGGATGCATGAACCGCTGATTTTAAAATCTTATTGGCATCTTTTTCGCCAAAGTCATCTCTGATCTGGTTAAACACTTCAAGCAATTCTTCCATGCCTTCTAGCTTGAATTTAACCGATGATTCAGCCATTTCCATCACCCTTGATTAATTTTTGATATATGGAATTATTTAACTTAATTACATAATCAGCGATTTCATCAGGAGTAAATTTATCGGCATGATACTTAGCGATTTCATGCGCCAAATAAATGCCTGTGATGCGCTGTTGGGCAAAACCAAACCAATTTTTAACACCAGAATTAGCTTGGCTTAATAAATAACTTAAAAGATCAGAACTGTTCTCTATATTCATCTTCTTCTACTTGTTTAATCTTTTTCTGTTTTGGCTGTTCTGGAATTACAACAGGCTTAAATGGATCATGTCCATCGGCAAGGCATAATTTGATAGCTTCATCAATATGCCCTGCTTCATAGATTTTGCCATTGGCAAACTTAACAGTAATCATTAGGTATTGTTAGACCAGCCATACTGATTGCCTCGAGGATGAACTGTGAAAGTCGCAGTTGCTTCTTTGCCCGGTGCGGCATCTACTTTAAATTCGCTTACACGACCATTAAAAGCATAAGCAACAGTATTAGAGCCAGATACAGCGGCTACTACAAAAGTACGATCAATAATGCCGCTATAAGCATCGGCTCTCATTAACAACAATCCTGCATCGCTTGGATTCCAAGGAGCAACAATGGTCATTGAAGTTGGCTTGCTTTGTGTAGGAATTTGATCTGATTGACGGCTACCAGCAACCATGAAGGAAGCGGCGGCATCATCTTGACCAAAAGCAGGGATGGCTTCAACATTTAACTGTTCACCAGAAGTGCCTACACCATTAGCGGCTGTGCCAACAATATCTTCAACTTCGGCTGTCCAAGTGGACAATTGGGAAAGAGTTAATGCTGTAGGAGTAGCACCAGTCTGACACCATAGCGATGCCGAGAATCCGGGTAAAACTTGATTTGGGAGAGCCATTTTAATTCCTTAAAAAATAATTAATAAATTCTTATGTTGGAATATCTAAGGTGCAATCCATTGTTATCTGTTGCAAACCTACAGTATTATCGTATGTATTGTAAAGCATAATCACATCGGCTTTGGCAATATAAAAACCGCTTACACCACCAAATTGCCCATTATATCCATGTAATGATTGTATTATAGAATTGGCAATATTAAAAGCATCTTGCATATTCTGAGAATATATGCTCATTTGAAATACTGGGCGATCAATACCTTTATTGTTTTGATTTACTCCGGTATATACTGGCTGGTGGACATTTCTTAACTGCCAAGTAATGAATTTTGGCTCATTAGCAAAGTTGCGGTTGAAATTAGCATAAACAGGCACAGGATTAACAATACTAGCCAATTGATATTGGATAGCTTTAGCATAAATGGCTGGATTTTGTTGTGTCATACTGGGGCAGTCGGATCATTTCTATAGCACAGGAATGTAACATTCATGCGATCATTCGATTCAAAACAATCAGTAATTCGCCAATCTTGGTTGCGCCAAGTGATTGAATAAAGCGGTTGATTGTCCACCATGTGCCTTGTATTTGGGGTGTAATTCAAGACAAGTTTTACTAAATCAGTATAAATTCGGGTTTCTTTGTTTATTTGTAGGTTATTGTGGACATCTTGCACTCTAGCCCTAGTATCGAACCATTTTGTAATAGTAGTAGTGTATTGCCCCAAATCATCTACAGAATTGGTTACATTGTTTACAGTAATATTTTCATACCGAGCAATAGCCATTACATCACCAAAGGCTTGTAGGGTCTAAGCAACTGAGCCACTCCAAAAGGAATTTCATCCAATTTGCCATTAAAGGTATTACTGCGGTTGTTATATAAATGAGTTAAAAGCAATAATCCAGCTTGTTGAATTACTGGGTATTGTGCCAAAGGATTTGCATTAGTTTGATAAATACAAACAATTGGATTTGTCATTATCTGACTGGCAGAATCAGGAATTCCAGTAACAATAACTTTATTGCCAGTTGGATCATAATAATAGCTTGTTGGACTAATAATGGTATATACCGGGGGTGTAGCCCCAGAATAATAAGCTACTTCCTTAATTACCACTCCAGCACGATTTTGGCTTCCTTGGCTAACCTCTGGCAAATCTAAACACATTTGTG